GTTTTTCTTCATTCTGTGGAGAGGTGTTCTCATTGCTCACCCTTGGATGATTCGACGATACGGTGCCAGCACAGACTCCATGAGAGCTTCACGGAAATTAACGTCAAACCACACAGCTGATTCAAGAACGTGCTCTCGTTTGATTCGAGGATTTTGGCCTTTGTTCATGAAGTAGTCGACCACCATACCCTCTACTGCGAATTGAATATCAATAGGTAGCGGGTCCGCACCTGTTGCGCTTTGTTCGGGTGTCTCATACCCCGCCTCATAAACCACTCTGTGGCGAGGAAAAGCCGACTCGTAATCAATCTGCTCGTCGATGCCCCCATCCGTCCAGGCTGTGTTCGGCAGGCTCACCTTCAAATAGAGCTGGTCACGAGCAATAGCATATCCTGTGGCGACCAAAGCCTCAGATGTTTCGGTATCTGTGACCGATGTGATTGCGATCACATTTGGCTTCACAAGATCAACCCACGGCCATTTCCGGTACGCAAAATCAAGAGTCGCCGCCGCCTCATAGTGAAACGTTCGGTGACACCAGTGATCGACGCGACGCGATGCAACCTTAATGAGTCGCTCAAGGTAGTTGTCGTCGGTTGAACCTGTAATACCTAATTCTTCCTTGACGTTGCTCAACTCCGCGTATTCTGTCGCTGTAAGAGCCATACTAACACCTCAAAAAGAGAGGGCGCACCCATGGCAGATGGATACGCCCTCAGATAAACATCGCTGGAGGCGAGTTATTCGATTGGATCTCCGACACCTTCGGTCGCTTTTTCAATCTCGGCTTTGAGGGTGTCGATGTTCATGTTGGAGGCATATTTAATGCCGAGGTCTTTGGCTCTCTCGAGGAGAGTATCTCTCTCCGATCCCTCAACCTCTTCCTCGGTCTCTTCCTCGGTCTCTTCCTCGGTCTCTTCCTCGGTCACTGAGGTTCCGGCTTTGATACCGTAGAGAGGTAGATCTTTCTTGATCTCTTCCGGGCGAGCTAGTCTTGCGACATACTTCCCTTTCACCTTGCGGCGACACAGATTATCCGCCTCGGAAGATGGAAGAGGGATTGTGTCGCCCTCTTGGTAAGAGTTCCAAGAACGATTGAACACGATCATTTTGTATTCCATGCCAGCCTCCTCAGACTAGATTACGCCGTGGCAACACCAGCGGAGTAGCCATCTTTGCTGTAGGCGGAAGCAGGTTGGCCGTTCATCGGGTAAACCCGAACAGCACAAGCTGCCGTACAGCTCGAGAGCGTGCCCGTGCCTGTGTTGGCGACCAGGACGGACGGACGAATGTACCGATCCGCTCCGAGCAGCTTCACCGGAAGCGACGCTACGAAATCGTAAGCGGAGTTATCGTCCACCACGATATTCAGTGTTGCCGTCTTGTAGGTGACGTAGCCCGATCCCGACACAGCGGAATCTTCCAGCTCGAGCGTTACATCGAGCGTGTCGTCAGCCGCACCTGTGGCAAAGGCTGCCGAACCTTGCACAACGATTTCGCAGTGCTGGAGTTGACCACTTCCGTAGTCGTCTCGATCGATTTCGGCACCTTGAACTTCGGAGGTGACATCCTGACTCTTGAAACCGAGCAGCAATTCGCTAAGTGCTGCCTGGTCATATACGTGCGCGTATCCCATCTTTCGTACCTGTCGGTTACGTTTTCGTTATCTCAAACGCCTATTAGACGTTTTGCCAATCGACGCCAGTGATCACCGAACCCGCAGTGGGGTACTCGAGGTGCATTTCGTGGCGGTCAATCAGCTTCATTGCCATTTCGTCCCGTGACCAGGCCGACTGGAGCGTTCCGTTACCATCTTTGTACGAAACATCGGTCGACGCATCGACACGAACCCCCTCCTCGCCCTGGAACATGGATATCTCGTCAGGAAGTGCAAAGTACACCTCCGACTCGTCCCCATTCAGGTTTGCAGGGATGGAGTTGGTCTCGAGGTAGCGGTACCCGAGAAGACGCCCAGCTGCCAGCTCCGCGCCAAATACAGGGAAGTGGTGATCGGTCGTGAGACGCTTCCAGAGACCCGACCATGTAGTCGAGTTCAAGAGCCATGCGCCGTTGGAGACATCATGGTTGTCAATCTTCGGGTTGGCGATTGCCCGTACCAACGACTGGTGGACTTCGGGAGCTGTAGCTTCCGCCCCCGTCTTGATTGCCGCCTCAATGTGCGCGTCAGCAATCTGGTATCGAAGACCCGTAGGCTGGTAAGCCGAACCAGTTCCCCGAATCAACGTGCTGTCGTACTTCAAACGGTACGCCCGGCGAAGCTGCCGACGAATCATTGGCTCAATGTTGATTCCGTCAATCAACAGCTCCATTGAGGAGACCATGAGAGCGGTCAACTTTTTAAGAATGATGCGGTCCTGCCCGTAGGTCGCATCCGATACCATGAGGTCTTCGGCTTCGTCCTGGTAGTAGGCCGTTGCCCGAGTCAGCTCTTTGGGAAGCGTCTGAGAGCCTCGAATCGTGATTCGCGATTCGCTTCCAAGCATCTGGAAGAAAACAACCGCGTCGTCTTTCAGCTCTTTGATCATATCCCGAATCATATCCGGGACGAGAATACCCGCCTGGGTAAAATCGGAAGACGAAAGAGCTTTTTCGACGTGATAGGCAACGCGCTTGTCTTGGATTCCCTGAGCCGCGTAATTCTTCGCAGCCTCGAAATCGCCTTTGCGGTGCCCACCAGCGAGTGACGCGACAAAGCCGTTCAAGACCTTTCGAGCCGTTGTTTTGTCGACCAATTCGTCACCATGAACGAATTGGTCCGAGCTAGCAGCGATGTTGTGCTTTCGCTGTAGCGCGTCTTCGTTTACGGGGCGGCCCTCTTCAATTGCTTTGGCGACCCGCTCCCACGAGGCTTCCATCGCGTCGCGCATTTCGCTGCCGATTGATTCTCCGAACTCCCGAAGAACAGGGGCAATTGCACGAACCGAAAGGTCGACCGCTTGTTTCGTGACATCTTCCGACAACTCTACTTGTGAAAGATCCCCGGTTTCCGGGTTTTCGACCACCGCTTTACTTTTATCCGCCATGAAACTTCTCCCTGAAATCGTTTTGCAGGTCTACGGGGTCGATTTTGTATGTCTTCAACCCGCTTGGTTTTTGAGCATCTGTACTTTTAGCGGTTTCTTCCCGCGACTGAAAGAGGAAATATTTTTTGCAGTTATATTCAAACTGCTTTTCCATGTTGCGCAAGAATTCTCCCACATTTGTACCTGACTCTTCAAGTACACCTAACGACATAGCAGAAAGCTCAACTTTTGCACGTGGGTTTGCACCTACGTTTACAGTAGAGCTTTCGAGCAACGCCTGTTTTTTGTAGTTAATAGGAGGGAACCAGCTTTTTCCATCATCGCGGTCTTCCGCAATATCCCACTCGAGCGGGTCCATACCTACCGACGCATCGGTGATAAAACCCGATTTAACCATGTTACCAATCTGGAACCCAAAAGGGTTCTCCTCGTTGGTAGTAAAGGCTTTGAGGGCTTTGAGCTTGCCGCCGTAAACCCAGGTTTTGATTGATTTGCCGATCGCCGGGATGCGGTGGTTGTGCGCCCAAAGAACTACACCGTTGTAGTCTTTCAGCTCCCACCCTTTCACGTCGATTGTGTCGTTATGACGGTCGGTATCACTGTCTGAAATCGTGTACGGCAAGACAACGCGGTCTTCCTCAATTGCTTCCTCCACTTCTTTAACCACCCGATCGAAATCGGAATCAAAAAGTTTCGCAAACGTATCCAAGTAGGATCGAGCATCATCTTTCGATTTGAAAACCTCCCCGGCACCGCCAGGGTTAGTGCGTTTTATGAGATCGCTCATTTAGCACTCTCCTATAGTAGTTCTCGACAGCTTCCCCGGCGTTTGCCGACTCTTCCGCCTGTTCTGTGTTGTCTGAGTCGTCTGAGTCTTCGCCTTTTTTGTTTGACGCTTCACTGTTGTACGTTACCGGGTTGTAGATCTGGTCGCCACCCTGAAGAGGCGGGCGGTCAGCAATCTCTCTCCACTCGTTAATCAAGAAGCATTGTGGGGCTTCCTTCATAACCGACAGATTGAATTCCTTGTTCTCAGGTACCGGGTCCCGGAAAGCTATGACGATATTCCGGTAAGGTGAAAACTTCGGCAACAGCTCAAATTGAATCTTGTGCCACAACCAAACGAACAAAGGCCGCATGACACGCATCATGAAAAGGTAATCCGATGCGTCAATCGTCGACCTGTTCGCATTCTCGAGGATACCAAGCTGCTCAGGAGGCAAACCAAACAACTGAATCACTGAGTTTCTCGACTCACGCCGGATTTCAGTGGTGTTCATATCCTTAAGAGGGCTGGAGAGCTGTTTGAGCGTCATATCTCCTGAGTAGAAGTGGAGGTTGTGCTGCTTCCCAGGCCCTCTATGAGCTTGCATAAATTGCCCTTTGTATTTCTTCAATTCATCCTCGGTCGCGCCGGGGATGCCAATCATCGCATCGGGAATAGCTCCACGTTTGAAGAACCCGCGAAGGTGCGACGCCGACGCCTCGTCAATATCAATCTCTTGGCCTAGCGCGAACCCAGGACCGGAGCCTCGGCCCCAAATAGGGTCTTGTGGGTCGGGGCGTCGAATCCAGATAACGTCGTCTTCCGGGAACTCTTTTTCAACGCCGTGGTATTGTACCTGATACGTTGGTTTCTTGTGCGTAGGGGTTTCCGTCACCCAGGTTGTAGGGAAGACGTATATTTCTGTGACTCGCCCCTTGGCGTCCCTGTCCAGCATCCAAAAACACTCACCCGGGCCGTTAAGCTGTGTCACGGTGGCGTAAAAGAACTCCCACGAGGTTTTGTTCACCGGGTTCGGCGACTCGAGCAATTTGATAAGAGGGTGGTCGATTTCTTCCATATCATACTTTTGAAAGTGCTCGAGAGCATCTTTCTTACGACCGGGGACGCACGCCATATCTTTGGTAGGTGCTACATCGACGCTTTTTCTGCTTCCTTTGACCTTATAGGCCGACCAAGGGGTCGATGCGGCTTCCATTGAGATACGGCTGTTCGCGGCGAACATCCATACGTTGTCTTTTAGCGATTCGAGGATCTCTTTTGACCCTCGCTTGTAGCTGTAGTTTCGTACT